TGTTGCCTGATGCGTGGGTGAAGTTGATCGCCTTGCCTGCGCCGCGCGCCGTCGCTGCAAATTCGTAGTCCAGCGTCATCGTCGTCTGTTGCTGGCTCACCGTCATGCAGTAGTCAACAGGCTCGGAGAGCGCCGAGCCTGTGAGCTTGCCTGCCGCTGGCGGCAGTCCGTAATCGAGTCGAGCAGATATGATCTGGCTGTCGTGCATCTCCGTCAGCGCGTTCATGGCGATGTCGGTGACATCCTGAATCACGCTGTCATTGATGTGCGTCGTCGAGCCAAGCTTCCATGCGCGTCCAGTCTTGAGCGTCACGCCGTAGCAATCGAACCCCGCTGGCGTAATTGTCGCAGAGTCGAGCGCCCATCTGTTGTTCACGCCATTCGGAGCGATCAGGACAGGCTGTGGTGATGCGGCGCTGCCCCAGATAACCGTCGTCCCTGCTCCAACGATGTCGATACGGTAGAACTTTTCATTGACCGGGAAGTCAGCCCACAGGCAGGTCGTGTCCACTTCGACCATATAGGTCACGGTCGTTCCGTTCGTATTGCCGATCTGGACGGGCGCGCGAAGCTGGATCAAGCCTTCGATGTACGAGACATGACCAAAGAAACAACCCTGATACGGCGACGCCGCGCTGTATGTCGCGCCACGATCGACGTCCGAAATGGACTTGAAGGTTATCTCGTTCCCCGGCGTACTCGTGCCGCCGTCGATCTGAATCTCGCGACCGACCCACGAGCCTGCCATGCCGCCGCCCTCGAACATATTCTCGGCGCTGCCAGTGTAGGTCTGGTCCATGTGCATCGAGACGTTGTTCACGCTGCCTGTCGGTGAGAGCGCTGTTCCAGTTCCACCAAGAGGCGTCGTGCTTGGCGTCGTCGTCGGATCGACGATGCTCTGTTGCCAGCCACCGTTGTACGTCAGGCCAGTACCGATATTCCAGCGCGGCCCGCCGTTGACGCTGACCGCCCACGAGCCAGCGGTGCTTGTCACCGGGAAGATCGAGTTCGCGATTACGGAGCAATGCTCTGGACCCTTCACGGTATCGTTGGTCATCGAGCGCGAGATCGAGCTGCCAAGAACCATGACGCCGGGCTGCGCCGCCTGCGCCGCACCTGAGCTGAAACCCGTCGATAGCCTGATGTATGACGAGTTGGTGTAGAGGATGTTGAACGCTTGGCCGCTGGCCGCGTATGACACGGAGCGAACTGGCGCGACGCGAATGACGGGAGTTCCTGCCATCAGTGGACCCCTGTCTCGTCTGCCGTGTAGACGTTAATCGGCAGACCGTAGTGGTTGATGATCTTGCGGGCGCGGGCGACGCCACGCTCGTCGGATGATGTCTTCACGATCAGAACGATCGCTGCTCGCCTGCCTGTGTTGGCGGCGTACCAGAGCGCCTGTCCGATTGCTTCGTAGGACTTGTGGCCCCAATCGTACTCCTGCGCCTCGTCGGGCGTCAGGCAATCGACGCGCGTCCTGTCTTCGAGGACGAACTCGATGACGCCATCGCAGAACGCGTCGACGTAATCCGCTTCCTTAGCGAGTTCCTGAGCAGACGCCGCCGAGCTGATCAGCAGAAGGATGACGAGAGCGAGCCTCATGGCTACTCCCCGTCATCTTCAGCCTGATCCTCATCGAAATGATCGAAAGGCTCGTCGCCAAGTACCTCGAGGTCAGCGTCGCGATACGCGTCCTCGATGTCGCCACAATTCACGGCAAGACAGACATCGCCCACAGGCTCAACGAAACTGTCTGCCAAGCGCCATGTAACGCGCTCTGGCGCATCGTCACGCTTGGCGAGCAGCTCGTAACCAGTGAGAACGTCGTCGCGAGTCTTACCCCAAATGCAGAGGACCGACATCAGTCAGCCTTCTTGGACGCTGCCTTTTTCTTGGCGGCGGGTTTCTCTTCCTTCGCTTCGGCGGGAGCGGGTGCTGCCTCTGCCTTCGGCTTCTCAGCCTTCGCGCTCGCTGTACGACGGCGCAGATTGAATCCGGTAACGCTCATGGTGTTGTCCTTTTGACGTTAAAAAAAAGGGCGACGCTCAATCCAGATGGAGCGCCGCCCTTCGTTTCATTTACGCGACCTGATCAGCCTTAGCCGTTCGTGATCAGCGCAGCCACGCGCACGTTCTTCCGCTCGTACACGCGGTTCCAGTTGGCAGCGAGAGCCGCTTCCGCGTTCGTCGGCGCTTCACCAGCAACCGAACCCTCAAGCCACTCAACACCGCGCGGGTGCATCAGGAAGTGGGTACGGGTGATGAGGTAGTCCTCACCAGCCAGCGAGTCGCGATCCGTCTCACTCGGAACAGGCGCGCCGCCCTGACCGTAAGCAACCGCGCCCTCACCAAAGAGGTACGAGGTGTACTTAAAGCCATTCGTGCCGCCTGCGACTACGGGCAGACCGTCATCGACGATCACGCGGTAGCCGAGGTAGAACGGAATCTTGATGTCTGCGTTAGCAGGACGCTCGTAGACGATCACGTTCTGGTTCTGAAGCTCTTGGAATACCGTCGAGTGCATCGCGATAGCCGTGAGCTTGCCGAAGGCGTCGCCAAGCGTACCAGCAGCAGAAATGATGGCAGCGGGTCCGACCTTGTTCGCAGCCGTAGCCGAGTCACCAGCTTCCAGAGCGATGTCGTGAACCATGTCACCTGCGTCTGCCGCTATGTTGTCAGCAAAGACACCCGTGAGCGAGTTGACGAGAACCGCCTGATACCGACGCGCCCAATATCCAGCGACGAGATCAGCGATGGCGCGCATCGGATCAGCACCGGACAGAGCCTTTGCCAGATCGTTGACGCCCCAAGCGCGACCGCGCATATGGAGTCGAGCGTTGTCCTGACCCGTGGTGATAGCACCAGCGGTCAGAGGCGTTGCGTCGGAGAGAACCTCGTCAGCGCCAGTCAGGTCTTTGAAGAACGGCATCCGCAGAATCTTGCCACCGGAGTTGGCAAGCTCGTCGAACTGCTCGTCGCGGGTGATAATCCCGCCGAGATACAGCTCGGTCAGCTCCGCGGTACGTTCCGTAACGTAAGGATCGAATACCTCAGGTACGATGATATCCGCAATTTTTGTTGCAGCCATTGGTTAAATTCCCTTGTGCAAAAAAGTAAAAGTCCTACCCTTTCGCTGACGCCATAAGCCGCGCAGCTTTTTCGGGGTCTTCGCGTTTCAACCGAGCCTGTTCGGTCAGGTTGAGAGTTTCCCTCGCGAACGGGTTGTTCTTTACGGCACCGCCGCCTGATCCACCACCCGCGCCCGACCCCGTCGCGCGTGAGCCTTCAAAACATGGTGCGAAGGTGTCCGACTCCTTGAACTCGTCGAGTAAAGCCTCGATGGTCATGTAGTCACCCTTCGCGCCAGCAATCCGGGGATTGCCATCCTTGTCGATGACGCGAGCAACCTGCTTCCCGTCATCGTCAAACAATTTTACCCGCGTCTTGACATGGGGCATAAGCAAGTCGCTATTCCCCTTCGCGTGGTTGATCGCCGCCATGATCGCATTGTTCACCAGAACGTCTTCGAGCTGCGTCCGTAGCGCGTCGCGTTCGCCAGCGACGCCGGTCAGCTCCTTCTGGTGAGTCTCGACCAGTTCGGCCTTGTACTCATCCCACTTTCCTTCTGCCTTCGCCGCAGCTTCGCGAGCCTTGCGAGCTTCCTCTCGCGCTGCCTCCCATTCATTGGGATCGAAGTCATCGGGAACCGATGATGCCTTCTGCTTGAACTTTTTCACCTCGCCAAGCAGTTGCGAGTTTTTTGACTTCAGCCCTTCAGTCTCTTCCGCGAGCTTCGCGTCGAAGTTCTTTGCGGCCTCTTCAACCGCCGCAGCAGTTGCCGCGTTGATTGCTTCCTGTATCTCTGGTGAGTTGAGATCAATATCTGGCATCTTCGTTTCCCTCTGGGACGTTGGTGTCGCTCCGCGACGTTGAGTGGCCTACTCGAAGAGCGGCTCCACTTTTCCTTCTGCGAGGCATTGCGCGCAGATGAGCTGATCGGAACCACCTGATATGTCCAAGCCGTCTTCGACGACGTTGACAGCGATCACTCCCACGACTGCGGGAATGAATGTCGTTCCGTTGCAAACATGGCAAGCCATGATGTCTGGCCCTACCTTGCCGCCTACGATCAGCCTCAATTTCTGCATGGTGCCTCGCGTCTATCGCTAATCATACCCATAGGGAACGCGAACAAACAAACACCTCGGAAGTTCTTGTTCATCGGCGTCACTCGATGCCATGATCGAAGCATGGCAAGCGAGTTTGAAACCTGCGGCAAATGGCTGTTGGAAAATGGCGCTGATGGGTGGGTCGTATGTCACGGGCTTGTCGTCGGGAAATACGACGAAGACCTGTACCAGCATTGCTGGATCGAATACCTACCGCACGATAAAGCTCTGGTCCTGACAACGGGCAAACCTATTCTGGTCAATGCGCGCGACTACCGCCACGCCAATAGCGCCTTTACGATCGACGAGTTCGACGCCAAACAGGTGCGCTCGATGCTCGCCAAGTTCAACCACTTCGGGCCTTACGACAAAGACCTGATTGGTATGCCAGAGAGGATACTACATTGACCGATCAGGAGCGACTCGAATACCTGCGAAAGATCGCGCGCTTCGATCTGCCCGACAGACTGACAGGCGCGAAAGAGCGCGCAGCTCGGGCGCAATATGACGCGATCGCTGACAAGCTCGAATCTCAGACCCCGCGTAGTTATTAGGGTCTACAGCAAGGCCCCGTGATTCCTTGACATACCCGTTGGGTACTATCAAAATTCACCCATCGACCAACGCAATACACGAGGACAAGCAAATGACCAACACGATCCAGATCGAAGTTTACCCCGCCTCCAACATCGTCGCAGGCGAAACCTACGGTTACGTCACGCATCGCGGCACGATGGCATCAACGATCAAAATCCAGCGCGTCCATGAGGGCGTCGCCAGCGCGATCGTCTCTCATTGGGGCGAGTCGTTCGTCATCACCTTCGACGCCGAAACTGGCGAAGGCGTTGGCGCATACAAGGGATGCCGCCTGATCAATCTGCTCTAATCGAAAACTCACGAGGAAACGACCATGAAAGCAACGCATAACGGAACCTGCCAAATCTGCGGCAATGAGCAAGCAGTCAACGCGAAGACGGGCAAGATCGCCAAGCATGGCTACACGGTGGAATGGGGCTACTTCGAGGGAGTATGCCCCGGCTCGAATGAGCTGCCGCTCCAGAAGGGCCAGAGCGCAGCGCGCGACATGATGCTCCACCTCGACAATCAGGCCGAGCGCGACGACATCGACGCGAAGGGCGAGATCACGACAGTCACCGTCCTGACCCGCGACATTCGGAAGAGCCGCGTCACGGTCGATCGCGAAGGCTACGAGGCGCTTGGCTACCTGCGCTCGTGGGACAGCGTGATCAGCATGGAACGCGATCGTCTGCGCCGCCAAGCAAAGATGTGCCGCAAGATGTGCCGCGAGATCGAGCAGCGCATCGAGACGATCCACGGAACGCCCCTGATCGAGCGCAAGGTCAAGCCGAAGCGCGTCGAAAAGAGTCGCGAGTGGTTCCAAACACCACGCCAAGCCTACACCCGCCAAGCCGAACTCGAAGCGCAAGGCGTCAAGGCTCGCTACTTCAACCGCAACTACCAGCCGATGCTGATTATCTACGAGGACTGACCAATGACCAAGCTGACCTACAACACGGAAAAGGCATTTTACGACGGGCTGCTCGCGCTGACGGAGCGCGGGCTTGTCTTCACGGCAGACCCGAACCTGCTGACCATCACGCTGACGGGAGGGTACTAACATGACACCGACCTCTTTCCTGAATCATGTCGATCAGCGCGTGAACCCGCGCCTGCTCTCTTGGGACAAGGCCGAGCGCGAAATCGACGCGCGTGGTCTTCGTCGTCGCTACGAAAAGATGGAACGCGCCGAGCGCCTGTTCCTTCGCAAGTTGGAGGGCAAGGCATGACCATGACAGTCACAAGGGCATACCGCAGCGCAGAGGCGCGCAGAGCGATCGAAGAGATTGGCAGCAAGGTGCTGATGGACGAAATCGAATATCGCTTGGAGGTTCAGCGCGAGGGCGAGGACTACGACTTCGACGATTGGATGCTGGCGCTGCTCGACACCGAGGAATGGTTCGAGAACAACGACCAGCGCAAGGGCTTGAACGCAACCCGCCGCGCGCTGATCAAGCTCGGACGCTATCGCGAGATCACAGCGGGCGAGATCGCACGAACGCAGACGACGAAAGGACGCTGCTACGACTTCACACTAAACGGGACGAAATACGTCTGGAACTGGTAGAGGAACCGACCATGAAACTAATCGACAAAATCAACGCAGCAAAGGGCGACCTTCGTCGCCTGCTCTCGACAACGGAATCGACGCTGCTCTCGATGCTCGAAGACACCGCAGAACGCTATGGCGACGACGCGCCTGACATATCAACGCGGATCAGGTGCAAAAGAGCAGCGGAGGTTCTCACCTTGATCTACGGTGGCGACACCCGTCACACTCCAAACTTCAGAAGTGGCAGCGCGAGTCAGTACAACGCGACGCTCTTCAATTTTCTCGACGAACTTATGAGGGACAGACCATGACCAACGAAACAAGAAACGAAGCCATCCAACAGCTCGACGCAGCGTGGAACGCTCTGACGGACGACCTGAGCGCAGCCGTATCGACAGCGCAGCTCATCCGTAACAAAGCGATCAACGCTCTCAGAGAGCGCGAGAACCTGAAGGACGACCAGATCGCTCGCATCAAAAAGATCGAGGCGAACGCTGCCGTCGTCGAGCGTCTGCTCAAGACGGTCAAAGAAATCCACCACGACTATTGAGGACGAGAACATGACCTACGACCAAATCATGGAAATCAAGCGACTGATGGCGAACTGCCGCGACAGCGCGAGACTCCATCCCGGTACGCTGAAATCGCTTGACGCGCTCGACATGGCGATCACGCGAATCGCAAACGAAGACACCCGCAAGCGCGCGGCAGAATTGCGTCACCTGAGCGCGATCCAACATAGTCTCGAAAATCTTCAGGGCTATCAACTTACGAGGAAACAGGCATGACCATAAAAGGCGAAACTGTATTGACAGGCGCACCGCACCCCGGCACACCCTTGACAGTGATGTCGAGCGCTGCTGGTTACTATCTCGGATACCGCGACAAAGACGGCGCTCCCTACTCGCGGGAAAGCGGCTACTTCGGAGACGCTGCCAGCGCGAAGTATGTTCTGCGACTCTTGAGGACAGAGGAATGAGTCACGGCAACCAACGCCCGCCGCATAGCGAGTATTTCATTAAGGAACTCGCGAAGGCTGGCAAGTACCTCGAAGCGCAGAACGCGATCGACGAGAACACGCTCTGGCACGAGAACAAGGCCGATCACTCGCGCGCGCTCTTCATCTGGATCGAGAAACTGAAACGTGGCAGCAGGGAGGACGCACCTATGATGAGCTAATCTGACAACACCAACCCGAAGCTGATAGGGGCAGGGCATTTCGCTCTGCCCCTTTTCGTTGTCAGGTGATCCTGCCGTCGTCGTACTTGACGCCGAACGTCTCGCTGAGATCGCGACCAAAGAACGGAAGCGCCTTAGCGATCTCTCGCGAGCGTTCAGCCCACAGCCATACCCATGCCAGCCAGTTCAGCCAAAACGCCGTCTGATCGACGCTGACGCGCGCTGATCGCTTGAAACGCATCCCGACGTAAAGCAGGTAGTAGCCGAGCAGCGCGGGAGCGAACAAAAAGATCGACACCGCGATCGCTTCGATCCAGAACATCAGAACCGCCATCCGATCGTCAGCAAGTCCTGACCCCGGTTAGGTTTGCAGACGCCAGCGTTCGACCAGTGTCGGATTCCGATGCTTGCGTCTTCGAGGAATCGCCATTTCAGCGCGAGCATATAACCCTGCTGGCATCCGATGAACCTGTTCGTCTCGATCCAGTGAGCTGCGCCGATCGTCACCTCTGTCGGAAGCACCGCCCACCAGCGCTCGGGCTTTTTCGCAACGTAGCCGAACCAGATCGAGCCGTTGTTCTCGACGATCGTGTTCTCGCGCTCGTAGGTTTGCTCACCGACGAGCGTCACACCGAGATCGAACTTGTCGCCACCAACGCGCTCGATCAACGAAAGCGCGTAGCCGTCATTGAATCCGCTGGCGTATGTCGCGCCGCCTTCGATCTCTGTCGCCTTCGCCTTGTATGCGATGAACAGGCCGATCACGATCAGGATCATCACGACAGCCTTTTTCGGGTTGTTGAATACCTTCATCCGTACACCACCTTATCGAATATCAGCAGCGCGACGATGAAGATCGCCAGCGCCACGAAAGGCCAGAGCATCACGACCACGCGTTTCTCTCCGACGTAGAAGCCCCATCCGTAACCGAACCCGAGCTTTGGCAACCAGCTCAACTTGTCGGAGAGCCAGCCCATGAAGTTGTCGAGCCAGCTCACGGCGTCTCACCAAAGCTCGTAGGCGCGGCAGGTGCAACGCTTGGCGTCACGACGAACGTCGCCACGTTGGATGGGTCGCTCTCGTAGCCGTACACGGACAGCACCGTCGCGAAGCATTGATGGTTGCCGACAGTCAGGTTGATGCCTGCGCCTGTTGCTGCGCCGAGCGTGACTTGCGTTGGCGTATGCGACGACGCGCGCGCTGATCCGCTGGCGTCTGCGGGTTTCTCAGGAACAAAGCTCACGGGATCGACGCCACAGTAGATCCTCGACTCTGCCTGCTCGGTCGCGGGATCGAATGGCGATCCATCGGTGTTGCTCGTCGGGTTCGTCCACGAGACGTTGACGACCGCTGCCAGCGAGTAACCCGTCACGAGTCCGAGTGCTATCAGCACTCCGTAAACCACGCCCTTGATCCGCGCCCATGCTGCGCGCGCTTTCGATTTAATGCTTGCCCAGATTTTACCCATTTTCTCGCCCTCCTTTGAGACGCTCTGAATCGCCGTAGAGCGTCTGCCCCATAGCAGCGCCCGTGGTATCCCGTAAAAATCGCTCTGAGGCGCTCTGAATCGCTCTAAAGCAGGTAAGCGCGCCCAGATATTACCCTCATTTCAGCCACCACTACCCCCAATCGCTGCAAAGGCGTCAGCTTCCCGCCGCGCCAGCTCCGCGAGCGTATAGGATCGACCCGTCGAATCGACGAAGCGATCGAGCGTAACACCGCCCTCCCTGAAGAGCTTCGCCTTCGTCTTGCCGAGGACGTCGTTCTGAAAACCCGCTGGCTGTTTCTTGAGCCACGTTTGGTACGTCTCTTTGGCGCTGACCTGTCCGTTCATCGAGGCGCGCGTTCCCTCTGGCACCTCCGACTTTTTGAAACCGAGTTCCTTCCACGACTTGACGACAGGCGTGATCGTCGATCGGCAGTTGATATGCTGCGGCGGCGTCGGACCTTCCTCGCGCGTCGCATACACCTGACCGTCCAAGCTCATGCAAATGTCGGTCGTCCTGCCGTCGAGTGTCGCAACGTATTGCCAGCCCTTCACCAAGTCGGCGTTTTTGTCGATCACGGCGCGACGCGCATTGGTCACGACATGGTTCACCGCTGTTCGCGTGACCGCTTCGGCATGACGCCTGTGAATCGACATGATGCCATTGCGGTAGCGCGCCGCTCTCGTGCCTCTCAGTCTGCGAACGATCTGGTCGATCGTCTCGCCTTCGACAACGCCCAAGCGAATCGCATCGGATACTGCCTTGCCCTTGTTTGCCGAGAGCGTCGAGAACCACTCGCGCAGGTACTTGCCCTGCATTGGTCGAGACAATGCCGCCGAGTACACGAGTCCGACCGCTGGCGTCACAGCTTCGAGGTCGACGAGGATCGCCGCATTGATCTGGCGCGTTAGGAAGTTCGCCTCGTAGGTCGTAAGCTCGCGAAGGTCCAAGCGGAGCTGCCTGTTGAAGCTCGCATAGGCCGCGCTGTTGATCTCGCGAATACCTGCCAACAGCTTTTCGAGTCGCTGACGTTGGTACGGTGTACGCGCGCCGGGAAGGTTACGCGATCGCAGTCGTCGGATGATGTCCTGATCTGCTCGATTGAGCAGCGCGAGAATCTTCTGGACGACCTGTGTCGTGTATCGCGTCAGGTGTATCTGGTGAGCGATGGACCGATCGCGCAGCGCTTCATTGAGGGTTGGCATTGGCTTGCTGTTGCTCGATGAGGTTCTGAATCATCTTGGCGTGATCGAGCAATGCCTTGTCCACCTTTGCCTGCAAGTCCTCGATCGTTCCGTCATTGATCAGCGCATGGTGGATCATGTTCGCGGGTATCGGCTGCTCCGATGGGTGTTGCGCGACAGGATTCACCCCCGGACGATCGACAGAGATCAGCAAGCCGCCAGCTCGCAGCAC